AAACTCCGGTGGATCAAACACCGGGGAACCATCAATGTGGACCGTATCCCGCCGAGAGATTTTGGTAATTTCGGACAGGGGTTTTGGAAAAACCTGTCTGCGGGGACCGCTGCGGGAGATTTATGGTAACCCTTGCGTAAGGGTTATTGGGGGCTGCGGGTGGTGATTTGAAGACGGGCGAACTGCTTTGGCACATCCGTCCGGACGCCGGCGTCGTTGACGAATGTTCCCGAGAAAGGGGTGCCCCAACACGGATTTACCACTTCGCCAAACATGTTCGGCACCAGATACATGGGCCAAGAAACCCAGTTGGCGGACTCATAAGACGTGAATTGAACATTTGGGACGGTGATGCTCCAAGTGGTGGCCGCGCTGGCGGACACAGTGGCGCCGGTCCAACCGGCCGCACGGAGGTCGGTCTGGAGCTGGGCCGCATCCTCTGGCATGTGATAGGGAAAATTGGGCAGCGACTGCACCACGCCGTTGATAGTGATGCCTGTGAATGGTTGGCTGCGGGCGTCTCCATTGGTGTCGCCGGCGACCATTTGGCCCGTCTTGACCATCGATCTGACCGGATACTTGGAGCGGCCTCGGTAGCGGAAGCCCCCGTCAGGTGCCACCGACGCCGGTCTGTGCAGCCAATCGTTCTCCCACGTTTGGAGATCTTCTGAGCGCTGGAGGCGAAAGGAAAATTTCAGGGTTTCGTCCACCCATCCGTCGCGGGCGTTGCCGGCCAGCTGGGTGGGGAAATCGAAGTACACCTCGAACCATTTCTCCCAGCCGTTGGGGCCGTTTTCCTCAAGGATTTCCACGGTCAACGGATTGCCCGGCTCGTCGAGTATGGAGAGACCATATCCGGGGCTGCCGAACGCTTGCAGACCGGCTGCAATACCTGCGCTGGCGCCCGCCCGGTGGATGGAATTTCCGGCCAGCATTCAGTATTCCTCGGCGAGGGCTGTGACGGTGATGGTTTTGCTGGCGGTGACAGTAGCCAGCGCGGCCACTTTGAGGATGTCCCCGGCCTTGAGCGGGAGGTGGCGTTTGCCGTTGCGATCCACCGGCAGGAATGGCAGGGCGGCGGCGTTGAGGAGATCCACCGCATTGTCAGCGCCGTTGGTTCCGGCAGCGATGGGGATATTGACCGTGGCGATCTGGCGCACAGTGCCGGCCCCGGCCACGTCGATCCCGATGCGGACATTGACGGCGGCAGTATCATCGGACACGCAGGCGAGGCCTTTGACCACCGCGTCGTTGGAGGCGGCAGTATAGACGGTTTTCCAGGCAGTGGTGTCGGCCGGGACGATGGTGACTCCGGCGGTGACGAATCCGACGGGCAGGAAGAGGGTGGTTTGTTTGGCCATGGTGCAGTGAGGTTAAATTCCGAGGATCATCATGTTGCGGGCAGTGCCGTATGAAACTGTGGCGCTGGGCAGGTAGTCGAAATGGGTGACGGATTCCGAAACCAAACCGGATGGGGAATCGGCAGGGTCCGTGGTGCCTTTGAACAATCCGTTTCGCCAATAAAGCACCGGCGGTCCGCCCATGCCGATGGTCTCGATATGTTCGATTGCCAAATCCAGATTCCCGCCCGTGCCGCCTCCGCCCGCGCCAGATCCGGTGCGTTGTTGCGGGGTTTCATAGCCGCCGACGACCTCGCCTTTGCGTGACGGGCCGGAGGTGCTGCCGATGGTGGCGGCGCCGCGTTCGTCGGGCGCGCACCAGGTGACCGGGGCGGCACGAAACATGCGCTGGAGTTCCAGGAAATCATCCGGTGCCAGGTGCGGCACCGGGCCGAAGGCAATGCGCACAGTGCCGCGATCGATATCCCAGTCGGCGGAATGGACTGGAGCGCCCATGCTCGCCCATGCCGTGACGCCGCCAGACAGATGTAGCTTTTTGCCGAGGTAGCGGGTAGCGGCCACGTCATCGGCGATAATGGTCACATAGCCCTGGTATGTCATCGCCGCATGGATAGCGAGGTAGGTGGCCTCTGCGATGCCGGTGGGCACGTCTTCGGCGGCGACGTACTGGCTCAGCCCCTGATAAATCTTGGTGACCGCGTTGGTGGCGTTAACGCCTATTGGCACCATCTTGCGCACCAGGTCGCCGTCCACCAGTACCTTGGGCACGGCGATGTCCAGCAACTCTATTTCGGCGGCGGTAGCGTCCACCTCTTGGATCACCGCGTTGACGATGACGCGCCCCACCTTTTTGCGCATCCAATCCTCGACATTCCCGCGCAATAACTCGCGCGGCACGTCGGAAACCGCCGACACCTCTAGCCGCGGAGCGTTGGGGTTGATCGGGTCCGGGTGGGCATCCGGTGCCGCTTCCAGGGTTGCGGCCAGAGACACGACCGAGAAATGGTTGTCGGCGATACCCACCAGGCTCGGGTTGTGGAGCTTGAGCCACTCTTTAACGGTCGCCGCGCTTGGCTCATCCACGTCTGTCGGTATGGTGCGCGTCTGGATCCGCTGCTTTTGGATTTGGAGATCCGCGCCGGCCATGGGGATGGTCGAGCACAAACACTTCGGGCCATCGTCCGGCCCGTCCGCCGGGTACTTGTCCACCGCCACGGATCGATAGACCTCGCCGTCGATTGTGCTTGCGTACTCATAAATCAGGCGCACAGAGGTGGGCAGCAGGTCGTCTCGCTTGGTGCAGGAAAAATCCACGATTTGCGGAGTGGCTAGGGCCACGGTCACAGCGGACATGCTCGCCACAGCCGTCACGTTGAAAGTCGGCGTGGATGTCGTGTGATCGATCCACGGTACCCAGTCCGGATGATACCGCAGGCATTGCCGGATCGCCTCGGCGCATGACGTGTTGGAAATCTCTGCCGGCAGCATGGTCTCGCCGGATGGGATGGTGCCCACGGCGATGGACACCCCGGCGGCGGCCGCGAAGGTGATGATCTCGGTGATTTGCTGGCCTATGGTGCAGCGCTCGAAGGCCGTGGAAACCCAGCGCAGCCCGAGGATCGCGCGGGGCATGAGAATGGCCGTCGGCGTGTTGCCATAATACCAGTTCTCCTGATAGACAGTCGCTTCCAATTCCGCCCACGCATCGCTTACCTCGATGTCTTGTCCTTGGTTCGATCCCTTGGCGGATTTTTGGATGCCGGTGACCTTGCCCTGAAAGAACTTCGCGGCGTCCCGATACACGGTGACCGCATCGCCCACCGACAGGATTTCCGCCGCCCCATACGCCCCGCTGCGCTCAAGCGTGACCGTGGACGGTGCCTGGGTGCGGTCGGTGCCGCGCACCGCCCGAAGCCCGAGGGTTTCCGGCGAGGAAGAGTTGATGAGCCAGGCGGCAGGCATGGGTGGTTCTTTTGCTAAAATTTCCGGGTTTTAATTTCCCCCGGCGGTATGATAAGCTGCCGGACCATGAAAGCGAAACTTCACGCATGTCCGGCCTGCGGCACACAGATTTACAAAGGCGCTCGCACCTGCCCGAATTGCGGCAAAACGCGGACCAGCGCTGTGGGCATCATCATTGCCGTGCTGATCGGGCTGGCCGCCGCTTGGCTGCTTACGGCCCGCACATGCTCGGAGTCCGGGCAACTTGACAAGGCTGTGGAAGAGGCGCAAAGACACCACCAAAGGAACCGCTAGACCGGCGAGTGTGGTTTTGAGAATCATTTTCCGGCGCGGAGGTTTTTGACTTGGCCTTCCAAGGCCTTAATTTTGTCAGCTTCGATCTGCAAATTCGTGATCAACGTGTTCAGGAAGCGCACCATTTCATTCGATGCCTTGGGTAAATTTTGCTCCACTTTGCGAGACAGCCCTGCCAGCTCCTTGGCCGATGTGCCGTCTGCCAGGGCATCCGCCACTCCGCCGGCGGCGATGATGTTAGGATCGCGCGGGCCGCGTCCGCTGCCAGCCACCCGCTGTGCAATATCGGCGCTGACAGCCCGCGCACTGTAGTTCAGGCTTTCCTTTTCGCGATCCAGCGAGTGCCCAGCGTCTTGTTTCCGCGCGGCGGCGAACTCCAGAGCGGCCTCTCTGTTCGCCTTTTCGTATTCTTCATTCGCCTTGTCCTGTTCTTTCTGGAGACGCGCCGCCTTGTTGGCTTCTTGCTCCCGTATCGTCCCCTCCGCCCCCGCGTTGATGCCGCGGCGTTGTTCCGCAGCGACGGCCTTGGCGGTGGCAAGTTCCTGATTGGTTTTATCCAGGACGGCCAGCAGCTCATCCACTTGTTTTTGCGCACGCGCGCGGTCCTCGGGAGAGCCGCCCTCGGCGGTCACTTTGTCCCGGTTGCGCACGGCGTTGAAATAATTATCCGACGCGCTCCAGGACTCATTGATTTTTAAAAACAGGTTGCGATCTATCTTGCCTATTTCGCGTTGTGCGTCCATCGCGGCCCGCCGCGCCCTCACATCTTCCGGCGCTTCTCCGGAGCGGATGGCCTCCTTGTCCAAATTGTCCTGTTCCTTCGCATCCGCCGCCTCCTTGGCATCCTTGATGGCATTCGCATCTTTAAGAATCTGGGAGAGCTTTTTCATCTCGTCGCCCAGCTTGATGCCACTGGCGATGAGTCTTCCAACGTGTGCCTCGTGATCTTTTGCCAAGTTAGCGAACGAATCGTTAACGTCCTTGAAGGCATCCTGCACGGTGGTCCCGGTGGTCAGTTCCAGTAGGGCTCCGATAGGATCTTTCAGCGCCTGAACCCATCCTTTGGCCGATTCCACCGTGTCTGCCATGGCGGCATCCACCTTGCGCAGCGCGTCGGTATTGATGGAGTTCAGGCCGTCATTGATCTGCCCTATGGTTTGCCCGGCGGCCCGCGCAGCATACGCGATGGCCCCGGCCGCCAAAGCGATCTCTTTTGCGCGGCCGATGAAGGACGCGCCGCTGCCCTTTCGATCTTCGAGTTGTTGGTTGTAAGCCGCCGCCGCTTTCTCCCCCTCCTTCATTTCCCTGGTGAGGGCTTCGAGGGAATCCTTGGTCTCGTCGATAGACCCCTTGGCATCCTCCGCCCCGGATGTGTCGGCGGTGGTCTTGAAGGAGATGTTGATGTCGTCTGGCATGGCGTCACGGGCCTACACGGGAGAATCCGGTGCAGGTGAGTTGATATGATTTGACGTGCGAGTCGGGCACGCCGTCCAGATAGACGGCGGGGTCGAAGTGGTGAATGAAGCAGTTGGCGAACAGCCAGTAGCGGTCGGTGACGCCATAGACCTCGATCTTGAGCGGCTTGCGGCCTAGCAGGTCTATGGCGATCAGGCTGTCGAGCACGGCGGCGCGTGCCAGGGCGTCGGTAGTTTCCGGCTTGTAGATGTCGATGCGCAAAAGGACCGCGCCGTTGCCGGAAGGGCGCAGGAACGGGGCGGCGGCATCGACAAGCGGCACTACCTCCAGGCCGCGGCCCAGCGGCCAGCGCGGCTCGCCCTCGATCTCGTCGCCATAGGCCAGCAGCACCAGCGGAGTGCCGCTGGGATCGAAGGTGGCGCGCCAGTTGCTTGTGAGCTTCATGCTTTTGTCATCTGTCAACGGTCATCAGTCATCAGTTGCTACCCCTGGATGGCCACTGGATTGTAGGGGCCGGCTCCGCCGGTCAATGCCGAACCTAACGACGTGGCGATCACACCCGAGCCATCGCCGCCAGCGGCAGCGGTGACCAGGGCGCTGGCAGCTACCGAAGCAGCCACGGCGGCCACTGCTTGGTTGGCGCTGCTTGCGCCGGCGGTAAACGTGACTTCCGCTTGCCCCAGATCCACAGCCGCCCATGTCAGCCCGGCATCATCCGGCCACGTGGTTTGCGGATATTCGTTGGTGGTGGCCTCGTAAACCGTCACGCCGCCCAATGTGGCCAGGCAATACCAGAAACCTTCGTCCTGCAATATGATCAGTGGGTCGCCTGCTTCCTTGGTGCCGGCATTGCTCCACCTTTTACCTCCCTCGAAGTACGTCCATTCCAACACCTTGCCGGCTCCCAAATAGCCTCCCGCTGTAATCATCCGCGCCTTTGCCCCGGATTGCACCGTGATATCAAACCCACTGACCGACACCGTAGTCGCGGCGGCGGCGGCAGCGTCCGGCTGGGCGACTGTAATCGCAACTGCCGGATTCCCGGTGTCCCGCGATGTGTACGTCACTGCCGAGTCGCCGGTGCCGATAGTCCGGTTGGCGCGCGCGGACGCCACATAGGGATTCGAGCCGAGCACAACCGCGGGAGCGGATGGAGCGGACGGCTGGCCGCCAGCCTGAACGGATGCCGGGGCGTCCAGTGCCTTGGCGACCAGCGTCGGACTTCCTGTTCCGGTGGTCACCGTCCAGCTCGTCAGTCCGTCGGGCGTGAGGGCCTCGCTGGTTTTGGTCGCGCTGTAGGTGGACGCATGAGTCACCGTCCACGCGGTGCCGTTGGAGGACGCGATCACGTTGCCCGCGCCAGCCACCAGGGATCCGTTGGTGCTCCACGCGGGCAAGCCGTTGAGCAGCCCTGCGAACCACAGGTCGCCGTTGATCCCGCTCGCCGGATCGCTAACCCCAGCCAGCGTGAGAATTTGTTTCCCGGCGGGAAAGTTCCCAAAAACCGGTGTCGGCGCCGCGGGCGCGGAGTACGAAAAAGCGGCAATTACCAGATCAGGATTGGTTGGCACTTGGTGGAAAGGTTGAAGGTTATTTGTTAGTCATTGGTCATCGGTCATTGGTCATCGGGAAGAGAAGATGCAATGCGCTTTTCTTTTTCTGCCCGATGCCTGCTGACTGTTGACCGTTGACTGGCTTACGCCTGCGCCGGGAAGTTGGTGGAGTTGCCGGCCACTGCCACGCCTGCCACCGCCTTGATCTGGGTGAAGCGCAGCGAAGGGGTGACGATCTTTTCGTCGAACACGTTGTCGCCTTCAAGGCGGCACTCGCACCACCAGTCCATGATGAAGCGGTCGAAGCCGCCGAGCGCGCGGCCTTGCAGGCGCAGCCAGCCTTCGATCTTGCGATCCATCGAAAGGCCCGGCGTCTGCGCGGTGCCTTCCGCGATGATTGCGGTGAACCCCACTTGAAGACGCCACACGATCTCCGCCATCTCGCGCGTTTTGACGGTGAGGAAATCCTGCGTCACGAACGAGCGATTGACCAATTCGCGTCCGCCGCTGGGCAGCGGGCGCAAAAACGGCGCGTCGATTTTGGCGTTGCCGAACTTGAAGTCCAGCACGGTGCCGATGGTGTTGTCCGTCCAGTTGGTGGCGGGCGATGTGGATGGTTTGGAAGTGGCAGACGCCGAGAGGATACCGCTTGGGATGAAGTAAGCGAATCCGCCGATGAGCATTTCCTGAAGTGTGGGTGCGGACATAGTAGTGGTTGGTTATTGGTGATTTGTGATTGGAGATTTTTTCTATCAGACACCGACGAATTTGAGTGCGCCGGGCTGGTGGGTGTTGATGGCATCGGCCTGTGCCTTGGTAAGCGGCAGGCGGTGCGTGCGGTAGCAGATGAGGTTGCCGATTTCGATGTCGTGACAGGCCACTTCGTAAATTGCGGTGGGCTCAACGGCGGCTTCGGAGGTGGTTTCCTTTTTTGATTTGTCCATGGTGTTGGTGGCGGTTGTTTGTTGTTAGTGAGAAACGGGAATGAGGACGTCGACGTCGTACTTGAGGTATTTCGCATCGGGCACCAGACCGCCGTCCTGGACCTGAGCCTCGCCGTATGCGTGGTAGCCGACCGGAACCCATTGCCACAGACGGTTGAGGATGCTCTCCATCACCTGGTCCGCGGGATATGCGTTGGCGGCAATGACCGGCTTTGACCAAACGCAGACGTTGTAGCGGTGAGCCAAGCGCGGCGTGGATGCGTTTTTGTCCAGCACGGTCCATCCGTTCCAAACAATGATGATGGCGCAGCCTGTGGTTTTTTTAACCTCCGCATCAATGGCCGCGGCCAGAACCTGCTGCTCGTAGATAACCACGCCCACTGCGGTGATATCCAGCGGCGTGGGGATCTCGCCTGCGGCGGGCGCGGTTTGCAGCCGGGTCTTGATCAAGCCCGCATGGATCATGGCCTTGGACGTGGTGCTCATGAGTTGTAGATGGCGGACATCAAGTAATTGTTGGATGCGTCGCGGGCGCTTTGGCGGAATTCCTGATCGGATGGCAGCAGGGTGCGGTCCTGTTTCTGGGTGACGGTGCGGCGCAGCCAGAATCCGACCTCTCCCTTTTTGTGGCTGCCGCCGTCGGCTTGAAAGATCATCGCCGGGAAGCTGATCCAGGAGCGGATCACGGCGAACTGGAAGGTGCCTTCCGGGAAGTCCCGCATGGTTTTGCCATAGGTATCCTTGTGGCCGGGCAACGTGAGGTAGGTCCGGCCGGAGCCTGGCACAAGCACCACCTGGCCGAACGCGCGGCCGAGACCGGTGCGTCGCGGGATCACCAGCACCGCCTGCGTGTCGTCGGACCGCGCGGAGAGCGCGGCCGCGTTGCGGGCGCGGAAGCCGGTGGGCGTGGCACCCAAGCTGCTGGCGGAGCGGTGGCTGGCGGACTTTTTAAGAAATCTTTTCGTGTCCGCCATGACGTCCTTGGCGATGGCCGCATGCAGCGGGCCGCGGTCTTGCAGCACCTTTGCAACGCGGCGCGCGCGCTCCTCGGTCTGCTTCGCGCCGGTGACGTCGATAGATATGGTCAGGGCGCTCATTGCACGGTCCTTTCCGGTTTGGGCATGGCGGCAATAGCGGCTTGTTTTTCCGTCTCGTCGCGTGCGGCACGCTCGGCCTGAACTCTGGCCACCCAGGTATCCACTTTATCAGGCACGGGAGTGGCGCCGGTGGATTTGGCAAATGATTTGATGATCTCCGGATCCACGCCGGCCAAGGAGATTTGCGGCGCGGGCATTGGCTGGCGGCCGGCCATGGTGACCGGGCCGGATTCCAGCCACTGGTCTGGAGTCTCTCCATCCGGGCCGGTGATGCCCAGCGCCTGGCAGTCGGCGGCGGAAATCTCATCCCAACCCATCCCCGAGTTAAACGCGAATGGCGGATGATCCACACCCAGCGCGTCCTGAAAATTGTCATAGGATCCCAACTCGCCCCAAATCGGATCTCCTTTCAGAGCTATCATCCGGCCTCCTGTTTCATCCAACGGCTTGCCCCCGGCGATGGTCCAGCGGCTCGGCCAATCGCGCGGCACGGCCACGTCCAGCTCGCGCACCAGTTCGTATGCCGGGAATGCCCGCAGGCGGTCGGGAGTCATGCCGCGCAATTGCAGGCCTGCTCCCTGCATGAGTTCAAGCTGTGTGCGGATGATGAGATCCATGCGGCGGAAGCTCCGCAGGTCCTGAAGCGAGCCCTTCATCGCGGGCTCAACCTCTTCCCCTGGGAAGCCGCCTTTTTCGGCATCGTATCCCAGGGCATCCAGCGTTTCGTAAAGCGCGGTGCGTGCCTGCCCTTCGCCGATGTCGCCGGCGGCGAGTTTGTCGATCACTTCCTTGATCTTGGAAACGTAAATCGCGTTGGTTCCACGCGCCGTAAACACCGCCCGCGCCAAGACATCCGCACCCATCGCCCGCAACTCCGCCGTGCCCATCGTGGTGGGCATCTCGCCGCGCGTGCTGGCGGCGAGGAAGCTGTCGGTGATGGATTGCAGCAGGGTCATTTGTTAGTGTTTCAGTTTTTGGCGGCGGCCGCCAGCGGGATGGTGCTTATTGGCACTAGTTCGAAATCCATGCGGATGAGTTTCCCCAGCAACTCCGTCCACTCGCTGGCAAACGGGTCGCGGATGATGTCCGGCTCTCCGGGCGTGGGCAGGCGCGGCTCCTCCTTCACGGTTAGAACCACCTCGGCGGTGCGGCCGTCCTTGAATGTGATTTTGCAGGTCATGGGGTGATGTTAAATTCCGTCCATGCGCTCGCGGCCGGTGCGGCTGCCGGGGCAACTGACGATTTCCACGCCGGATGGTTTTTCGGCGGGGACGGCGGTGGCCACGGCGTCATCGGCGGGCTCGGGGCGGATGGTGCCTTTGGCGACCAGGCGGAAAAACGCCTCGGCCTCTTCGGTTTCCTTTTTCCGGTCGTCATCTTGGACGTAATCCGGGATGCCGGTGAGCACGCGGCCGCGGGCTAGCACCAGGGCGCGGGCCTTGAACGAGGGCGGGATTTTGGTGGTGTCGGCGCTGAGCGTGTTGGGTGCCCAGGTGGCGACCATGCCGCGAATCTCCGCGATCAGGTTAGCGAGAATGCCGGGAATCCGGTTAGGCCTGCCAACAGAAGTACTGACGGCGGCAAGCGCCTGCTCGTTGGAAGTCATGACGTCTTCCAGATCGGCGGAGGTGAGTGTGGTCCAGAGCATGGGAGATTGAGGATTGCAGATTGAGGATTGGAAAAGTCAACGGTCAGCGGTCAGCGGTCATCAGAAAGAAAAGAACCGGCAGAAGCCCGGTGATGCGGCGGAGGGGTGAAAGACGAAACGCCCCCCGCCGCACGGACCGGAGTCCTGAGCGGTTAGCTCGCGCTGTGCGTGATGGTCACGCGGCGGACGCCCGTGGTGATCGGCGCGAAGATCAGCGACTCATGCCAGACGGTGATGTCGGTGTACACCGCCGCTTCCTGAACGGCCACGGCCCATTCGCCGCCGCCGGTGACGGGGCTGTAGGCGCGTTTGATGTTGCTCGGGTCATCCATGATCGGGCTTTCCAGCGCCGAGTAGGAGTAAGCGAGCAGCGCCAGGCGGTCGGCCTTGGCCGCGCCCTTGACGGTTTGCTTCATGCCGTCCTCGATGATGACCTTTTGCACGCCAAGGTAGCGGGCAAGTTCATCCAGCGAGTAACCGGCATGATTGCTCATGCTGTGGTTCACGCGGGCCGCATTCTCATAGCTGTCCTGGCGGGACTGCCACGCGCTGTTGCCAATCACGACGTGGGTGGGAATCAAGCCCGACGCAGTGCGTCCGGTCTGCACCATCGCGCGGAGCAAGCCGTCCGGGTTGGTGGTGCTGCTGAACGTCACGGCCAGATCGGTGGATGCCGCATGAACCACGGCGATGCCGCGAACGATGTCGGCCCGAATGAGACGCGCCTTGAGGGCGGCTGCATAGCGGTTTTCCCAGCCTGAGACAATCGCGCCGTTGACCTTGGGCAGCGTCTTGTGATCGACGCGCATGGTCAGGCCCTTTTGCTGCGTGGCGGCGGTGGCGGTGGTGCCACGGTATTCCACGCGCTTGAAGGCCGCGCCCACTCCGCGGATGTCGGAATCGTCGGCTTCCGTCAGGAACGCCTCGTCATCCGCCTTGGCGAACTGGAAAAAGTCATTGGTTTGCAAACCAGGGAAAAGCGCGTTGAGGCGCTCCTCCTCATTGGTCGATGGCATGCCGGCCAGGTAGCCCTGCACGTCCTGTGCCAGCGATCCGGCATAGTTTTGCGTGGCGTTGGCGACAGTAATTTGACCGAGCACGGGAGTGTCGGATTGGAACGATGCGCCGGTGAGGGCGAGGAATGCATTCAGATGTTTCATGATTTCAGATTGATGATTGATGATTGATGATTGATGATTGTGGGTAAGTCATTAGTCACCGGTCATTGGTCATTGGTAAGTCAACGGTCAACGGGCACCGGTCATCAGGAAGAAAAGACCCGCTGCGAGCTTCTTTCCCGATGACCAATGACTGATGACTGATGACTGCTTCATGACTGCTGACCGATGACCGACGACTTGTTAGCTTATCCTTGCGCGGTCCAGGTGCCGGTGTAGTTGGTGCAATCCCATGTGCCGGCGGTGAGGCAGACGAGTTCCACGTTTTCACCGACCGCATCGGCCGTGAGGTATTTGCCGGCGGCACCTTGCACGCCGGTGCTGGGCAGGGCGATGGTTTCGGTGCCGTTCGGATCGAGGCGGAGTTCCTGCGCGGCCTCGACCACGGCAGTCACGCGCATGCCAACCACGGCGGCGGGCAATGCAAAGGTGACTGCTCCAGACGCGCCGGCGTTGGAAACAATGATGCCGGCGGTGGCCTGTAGGGCGCTGACCGTGGCGTCCGCGGCGGAAACCGTGACTGCCGGAGTGCTGACCGGCATCGGAATGCAGGTGAGGACTTCGATTTCCTGCCCGTCGGCAGTGGTGGCGGTTAGCGCGGTGCCCACCATGTAGGAGCCGGAGGCCGCTGTGGCGCTCACTTTGCCGTCGGCGTCGGTATAGACCGGAGCGTCCACGGCGATGACGCCGGAGGCGATCATGAGCTGCGTGTCGGGCCCGCCCAAACACTTAACTCCGATCTCGGTAGTGACCAGAGCCGCGTCCGCTACAGTGCCGATAGGTCGGGCGGTGGCGGTGCCAACCAGGATCTGGCGGGCTGCCGTGCCCTTCCTGGCCAGCAAATACGGCGTGGCGAACGCCGCCTCGGTCACGCGGCTGACAAGCCCGCCGGCATGGCTGCCTGCGGTATTGAGTGCGTCTGTTAGCCCCAGCGGCTCGAAGAGCAATTGGAACGAGCGGGTGATGCCTGCGAGCAGGCCTGCAATGAGCGCGATGAGGAGCGCGAATCCGTGTTTTACTTGTTTCATGATATCAGATTGTGGATGGTGGATGGTGAATGGTTAAGTCATTGGTCATTGGTCATTGGTCATCGGGAAGAGAAGATGCGTTGCGCTTTTCTATTTCTTACCGATGACTGCTGACCGTTGACCGTTGACCAGGTTACTTTTCAAACAGTGCGGGATTGGCGGCGCGGCACGCGTCGTAGGCGCGGGTCCAGCCATCGCCGGTGGTGATGTCGATGCTTTTTTCAGCGGCGAAGGCGCGGACGCCCTCGGTGATTTTGGCGGCCGCGTTGGCGGCATCCGTCACGCCGGCCTGGCGGCGCGTTGCCAGATCAATCACCTTGTTGGAGGTGTTGAGCGTGGGCATGAGCTTGCCGAGCTTGGCGCTTTCCGTGGCGAAGGAGGTATTGAGTGCTTCAGTCCAGGCGGGGCGTTCGGCTTCGGTGATGCGGCCGGTGTTGATGGCTTCCGTGATGACGGTTTCCACGGCGGCGCCGCGGATGAGTGTCAACTCGGTTTCCAGCTTTCCAACGCGGCTGTTGGCTGCGGTGGCGGTGGTTTCCGCAATGACCTTGTCGGCCTCGGCGGTGGTTTTTTCACCGATCATCTTGACGATGGCGGCGCTGATTTCATCGGGGCTCGGATCCGCGTCCGGGGCGAACCCCAGTGCGGCGAGCGCGTCTGCTGTTAGTTTCATGTCGGTGGTGTCTGGGTTCTCGGTGCTGCCGTTCGTGGCTTCTGGAGAGGTGTTAGTTTCCTCGCCGATCCCGTCGAGGGAATTAAGGGCGAGGGTATTGGTCATGATGTTGGGGGTGTTGGTGAGCGCGTCGCTCCATAACAAAACCGGCTTGTAGTATCCCTTGCGGCCGGGAATTTCCGAGAGGCGCCAGAACGGCGACTGGCCGGTGTATTTGGGCGCGTCGCCTCCTAACAATTCCACGCCATCGGCATTGAGCGCGGCGGTCACATAGATGCCGTCGTCACCCGGATCGATGGACTTGATGCGGCCCACGGCGCTGGCGCGGTGTCCGGGGTTTTTTGCCAGCCATGCGGCATCGTCGGCGTGTCCCTCGTAAATCGGGATGCCGCGAAAAAAGGTAGCGAACTTGGTAGCCAGGCTGCCGAAGTTGGCGGCCAGAGTTTCGGCCACGCCGCGATCGATCACCTGAATGATCGGATTGCCATGCACGTCATCCACCGGAAACTCGCCGTAAGGGCTGAGACGGTAGGTGATATTGGCAGTGCCCTCGGGCAACGTGAGTTCCTGATAGACACCGGACGCGGCATTGAGGGCCGCGCGAGCGATGTTCATGGCGGAGGTGATGAGTTTATTGGTCATAAAAAGAAGTCATTGGTCAGCGGTCATTGGTCATTGGTTGAAGAGTCGCCGAGAAAAGCGGCGGAAAAGTTTTTTCGGCAAACGGGAAATAATTGTTGACCTTTACGCAGATTTGCGTAAATTGATCTCGTCAGCGGCAATGATGCCAACGACCAACCAACAAGACCAAAGCCATGCAAATCACCTGTAACCACTCCGCAAGTTCCTACGGCATTCCCGTTATCCTGGGCGATGACGGGAAGGTCATGGACTACGCACCAGGCATCAAGGCGATCCGCGCCAAACGCGGATGGAGCACACAAGAACTGGCCGACAAGTGCGGCGTTTCCCGCCGCACCGTCGAGGGCTGGGAGGCCGGCCGCATGCCGGAGGCCCGCTGCTTGAACATCATGGCCACCCTTGTCTGATCCATGCCGCGCATCCGTTACGACTGGTCCCAGGTTGACTGGACGCGGCCGAGCGCTGAGATCGCGCTCTATCTCGGTTGCTGCGGGCAATCCGTCGCCGCCGCCCGCCGCCGCTACAACAAGCGCCGCGGCGCTGGCATTAAATGCAATTGGCTGGTGGTCACGCCGGACGGCCAGCGAATCCATGTGCGCAACCTTAAGGCATGGTGCGGCGGGAACCACACGCTGTACTCGGGTTTGATCGCCGTGGCCAATGGCCGATCCCATGCCTATGGCGCGGGCTGGCTGATAAGCCGCGCATAGACCAGCTGACATAACAAACACCAATCCCGCCCGCCGCCCCGTCGGTGGCGCGGGGTTTTTTGTCGGGTGGTGAGTGGTCATGAACAAGTTATTGGTCATTGGTTATTAGTCATCGGGGTAGAAACTCCCAGATAGGCGTCTGCCATCTGGCGGACGAGTTCGGCTTCGGTGGCGGCGGCGTCGGTGAGATCCGGCAATGATGCGGAGATTTTTTTCAGCGCGCCGCGGATGGCCGGCAAATCCTTGGCCCGATACGCAGCCTCCAGCGCTTTGCCGATGGGCTGCATGTCCGCTGCGAGCGCCGTGCGCAGGGCCTGCATGGACTGGTCAACGGTGGATCGGTCATCGGTCACCGGGGAAGATGCGATGTTAGCCGCGGTGGTTTTGTTGGCTGATAGTTTTTTTGGAAATCGTTGCGACACAGGCACGATGCTTCCTTCCTTCGTCCTGATTACGGCTTCGGCGGAAATGATCATTTGTTTTTCATCCGCTGAAACCGGGTCGAATATAACCGCTCCGTCAGGAGTTTTGAACCCTACCTCTTTACGGCTTGTGGAATCGTAATTGTCGAACCAAAAATTGGATACGGCATCCCGATTGTCCCAAAATCCTGCGCTTTCAATAATTTTTGGAGGATTGAGCGCGCTTGATGCCGCGTCCATTGCGGACCCTCCATTGTCTTTTGCCCACTGGATAAAGTTTGGATCTTTGGCGACATATCCGACCGCCCATTTCGGAACCGGTGGAAAATCAGAACTCTTTGCCAAGTATTTCGAATCGCCGTAATGATCGTTTCCGATATTTGGATTATGAGGATTCCAATCTGCCAGGAGCACCACGTTGGAGCTGTCTTTGATGCTTTCGGATCCTCTATAGTGGGACAAATCATATCCGGCGGAAAATGCAGCCTTATCAAAAATTTCTTGTGCCTTTTCCAGGTCACCGGATGCGACGGCAGCTAAATAATCCGCATCTATCTGATTGGTTTCAAGCGATCCGGATTCCATTTGTTTGACCCATTGGCCGCCCTCGCGCACGCCCTTGGGATTGCGGGCTTGCAGCGGGTTGTAGGCGTTGAGTGCGGTGGTTTGCGTTTCCCCGAGCGCCTCCTCATCCGCATCAGCTTCGACGATGCCGAATTTGTTGGTGAACCAGGATTTGGAGATCCGGACGCCCATGGTCTTGGCTTTTTCGACGATGGTGATTTCCTGTTGCAGGTTGTCGCGGGTCTTGGTGCGGAGTATCAGCTCGCAGAGGACCGGAGCGTTTTTCCCGAAGTGCCAGGCGATCACCTGCGCCGTTAGATTGCGGTTGATGGTTTCGGAAACCCATGCGGAGTTGTCGGCATCGAGTTCGTCGGAGTCTTCCTGTTGCGGGTTGGAGCCCACGCCATCCTGCATGGCCATGGTGGACAGGTCCCCGCCGCGCCAGAGGCGGACCTGGGCGCGGTCCATGCGGTCGATGAGTTTGACATACGGCACTTCGCCCTGAGTGGCCAGGTTGAGGACGTCGATCATGTCGCCCTGGTTGATCACGGCGCCGAACTCGCTGCCCATGGTGGCCACGGCCTCGGCCATGTCGGTCCAGCCGGTGCTGCCCTTTTGCGCGGTGGTTTTTCCGAGGAACGCGGGCATGCCGTGGCGGTCGCAGTAGGTGAGCCAGTCCTGGAGTGGGATTTGCTTGAACATGCGGGCGAGCACGCCGGCGAGCATGACGCCGCGACCTTTGGAGATCATCCACGCGTTGCGGCCGCCGAGGGTTTCCAGATCCACGCCGCGCTGGGCGGAGTAGGTGGGCAGGAATTTCATCTTGCCGGTGGTCACCTCGAAAAACCAAGTGGGCACCTTGACCAGCTCCGCATTGAGTTGTCCGCGCGTGGGCATCCAGATGATGTGATGCGCGGCGTAGCCTTTGCCATAGGCGTCCATGATCTGTTGGACTAACAAACGCATGCCGCCGGATTCCTCCAGCTCCACCGCGTCGGATACTTTCAGGAACTGAAAGAACGCCTGCAACACTGCCTGTTGTTTTTCCGCCAGAGGCTTTTGCTCGGGCGTGATTTCGTCCTTGGGTAGCACATCATAGCCCCAGCGACTGACTGCCGCCTTGGCTTTGGGAGCGACGGTGGAAATCACGTCGTCATGTTTCTCCAGCCATTCCATCACCCAGGCCAGCGCGGCAATCTCGCCGCGGCTGTAGGCCTCCAACTGACGCACCAAGACATCCGGAGTCCACCCGCGAAGCGGGTTGAAGCGCGATTGTTTTTCGAGCTTCACGCGTTCCGCGCTAACAGGGCGGCCGTCGGGGCCTAGAATGGTGCTTGGTTTGCTCACGGGATTGACGGGTGTCTAGCGGGTTGGAATTTCATGCTGCATAGTCTCGCCACTTTGGTCGATAGAGACGCAAGACTCCAAGACCCAAGACCCAAGAGAAGAGTAAGAAAAGATTCTGGAAGTGCGGCAGATCTCCAGTCTTGCGTCTTGCGTCTTGAAGTCTTGCGTCTGGCATGCCTTGTGCCGTCTGTGCCGTGCCCTGTGCCGCCCTCGCACCGCGTTTTGGGCACCAATGCGCCAAACGCCGGGCACCCCCGGCTCAAATCGCCTCCTGTGCGCGTCATAAGCCCGCTCCTTTCCGCCGAAATTCCGGCCGCATGGATGCGATGGGCTCATAGCCGCCGGTGGCCATGACGAAAGCGTGCCCGCCGACCAGTTCTGACAGTCCGCTGTAGGCGTTAGCCAGCATCAGGTGGTTCTCGCACTTATCGACGTAGTCCTTTTGCTCGCCGTCGCTGGTGGTCTCACGTTTGGAGCCGGTGATAAGGTGGCTTTCCAGGGTCTCGATGATGGGCGGGCTGCCGGGCACTCGCTGGGGCAGGCGCATCACCGGTTCTTCCAGGAGCTTGCCGCCGACCACGCGGATGACGTTCTCGGCGGGCGTTAGAAACTCATTGACCACGCGGTTGATGGCTTCAAAGCGGTTGCACTGGATTACCGGATAGAAACGGTTGAAGCCGCCCTGGGGATCGATGCCGAGTTTGTGGACGATGCCGCCGCCGGGCTTGATGGCAAACTCCACGACGAAACAACGCAGGCCCTCCCAGCGGCGGTTGGCTCCATCCCAAGTGAGGCCGCCGGGGAATTGCAGGCGGGCCTCGTTAGGGCGGCCGTTATAGGGCATCCAGTCGATGCCTTCCAGACCGTTGAGCTTGTAGCACAGCGTGCGTGCCTCATCCACGGCGGGGTTGGCATCTATGGCCAGGCACGCGAGGCCGAGCTTGTGGAAAAGTGCCTCGCCACGGGCGACCATCTGGGAAAGTGGGATTTGTTCGGCCCAGTTGACGTGTTTCCTGGCATCGCTGAAAACATCGCGGCTTGTAAACCAGCAGCGGTTGCCGGTATCCATTCCGGCAAAGCGCGGCACGGCGGCCGGTGCCATGGTGAGATCAAACGGATCCTCCATGCTGCGGGAACGCAGAATGATTTCCGGGCTGATGGCCTGTTCGGTGTTGGATGGCAGCGCCATCACATCACAGCGAAACACCACCATCATTTCCGGATCCTTGATCGCATCCTGCCAGCGGCTGACAAATTGATTGATGGGCATGGCGCCGATCAGGAACTGGGAAATGCGGAAACTCCACTTGCGCAGCTTCACGCGCTCGGGCTTGCGGAATTGGAGGATCGGCTGTGAACGGTCGATAGGCGCGCCGGTGTCCGGATCCGCGAAATAGTAGTTGGCTCCAGGTTCATATTCCCAAGCGGTGCCCGCATCATCGCGGAAGTCTCCGCTCATCGTGAGCTTGGGGTCCGTTTTGTTTGGCGCTCCATCCACCGCCAGGCGGCAGACCTGCGGCCAAAGCTCCTCAAGATTGATCGGCTTGCTGCCTGGAACCTCGAAAAGAAAAACGCCCTGGCTGCCGTCCTCCCATTGCTTCTGCTGGCCGGCGGCGTGGATGCGCTGGGTGCCGATGCTGCAGCGCAGACGCAGCTTGCTGCTGCTCATGCGGCCCGTTAGATATTTGCTGCGCTTGGCGGGGATATCGTCTTTTTCATCCTCCATGGCCACGTCCATTGAGAACGAAGTGGGGATTTTGCCCATGCCGCGGATCATGCCCTGGCTTTTGCGCCGGCCGTCGCTGATTTGAAACGCGCCCTTGCGGTTCACGCTGCGGCCGCGCTTATCTTCCAGCTTGCCCACCGTCATGAGCGGTCCCAGCCACTCGATCTGCTCGATCACGTCTGGCCGGAGCTTCGTATCGACGATGCCCTCGACGAGGTCGTCATCAGGCAGATAGTAGCCCCAGTTCATGAAGCGGCAGGCCGTCAGATAGATGCCGAAGTTCAAAGCCAGGATGGTTTTGCCGAACTGTGCCCCGCCGCAGATATCCACGGTGGCGTCCGGCAGCGGCTCTCCGGTGTGGGATCCCAGCACCAGGTCCAGAGTGTCGATAATGGGGATGAGCGCCTCGCGGCCTTCCAGCGAATAGCGTATATACTCGCCGCCGGACGTTTTGGCCCAGGCCCAGTTGTCCAGGAACTCCCGGAAGGAGGCCACCTGTGGCGCGTTGCCCTTGGTGGGCTCGCCCAGGCGTTTTTCCAGTTTGTCCAGGACACTGCTCATCAGGCTTTGGCCACGGCGGCTTTGAGTTCGGCAAAAAGTTTTTCGGCACGGGCGTTTCCCTTGATTTCCGCAAACAGCGCGTCCAGCCCGGCATCGATCTTGCTCTTGGCGGCGGCGGTGAGTTTTTCCTTTTCCAACTGCTGCGCCTGGCTTTGCAGCCGCAGGCGCGCCAAGGCCACATAGCCCTTCACATTGCCGCTCTCCAGCGCCTCTGTGGTGAACACGAGTTGTCCCACGCGTTCCACGTCCTCGGGAGTCATGTTAGGATCGCGAGCTAGTTCCAGCCGCGCCTGTTCGGCACGGGCCGCCGCTCCGTCCAGCCGGCGCTTGAGCGCCAACCACTGGTAGAAATTGGCCACCGCGCTGGTGCTCACCTCAAAGCCGAAGCGGCCCGGTGCCCACGCGGCAACATCCGTTAGCGTCCACACCTTGTCCCCTTCCACTTCCGGGTGGCGCAGCGACCAGAGTTCGTCCAGCGCCTCTTGCGGGAGATTCTGCAAACGCGCGTCGGCTCTAACGGTGATGGTTTTGCTCACTGTAGGGATTTTTGTTTGGCGGTGCCTGCCGGGGTGATGTACCAAAGGACATCCCCGGAATCCTCATCGTCCTCGCTGCGGATGTATGCGTGTTCGTGGTTCCATTCGCGGGCGTCGCGCAGGTCCTGAAGCCCGACCGGAGCGCCGTACAAGACGCGCACCATCTCCAGGAGCATGACCTCGGTCTTGCCATATCCGGGGGCCATGTCGAGCGCCTCGCGCACCTTGCGGCGGAGGATGGCGATGATGGGTTTTTCCTTATTATACATGATCGGGGTTTTTTTTGGCCAGTGCCATGATGGCGGATCCGAGCTTGCCGATGTCCTTGCTCACCTCGGTGCGAACGTGGATGGCGGCCAGCCTGTCGGCGTGCTCATTGAGTTTGTCGTGGATGCGCCGGCGCCGCTCCGCCCCCTCATCGTTGGACTCGGTGATCCGCGTGTGGAGCTGATCGCCCATGGTGATGATCTTTTCGCTCAACACCTCGTTCAACTGCCGGGACCGCTCCACCGAGCGCTCGTCGCGCTCCATGACCAGCATGACGATTTTATCGTAGAGGGCTTTCATTTCCCGCAGGTCGTTCTTGGTATCGCGCATGCAGGCCGCGCATTCCTCGCGGGTCACATAGTGTTTCTCGATGCTCACCCCGAGCGGATTGTTGACGATGCGCGTGGAGCCAATCTCCGCGATTTTGCGGTTGAGATTGAGCATGCCCATGCTGTTGAGCGCTACAAGCACCGCCACGATGAGGGATCCTACGGTCATGATGTCCATGTTCAGGGTGTGGTTGCGGGGGCTTTCAGGTTGAGATATCGATCGCCCGCTTCCAGAGCGCAGGCCCATTTGATGATTGCCGGGATTCCGCCCTTGGCGGTGTTTTCCCGCACCCGGGCGACGGCATATCCGTGCAGCACTCGCAGCTCGGCCTCCGGCAGGGCATGCACATGCGCGGCGGTGTCACCGGCCAGCACCGCGTCAATGTATAGTTCCACCGGCGGGATCACAGCACGCTTCCTTTCTGTTTATAGAGGAGGCGCTTGGCTTCCATAGTCAGGCCGGTGGCGATCTCGTAGTGCGGAATGTCCCGGAATGATTTCCAGTTGCCTCCCCACTCCAGGCCGCAGCCGGACGCATGCGCGGCACAGGCGCGATGCACCCGCTCCGCAAGCGCTGGGTTGGACTCGTCGGCGTAAATCTTGCCGGAGAAAACCGCGAAGTCCACGGCGATGCCGAAGTTATGGTTGCTGTAGCCGCCGGCGGCTTTGGTCACGCGCGGGCGCTGCGCGAAAAGTTTGTCCTGCTCCTCCCAGGTGCGGTGTCCGCTGATGGCCACATACTCGCATCCCAGCGTGGCGGCCGTGGCCTTGGCCAGTAGCGTGAAGCTTTCGAAACGGTCCCGCGCCTTGGAGTCCAGCGTGGCCAGCGTGGCCAGCGTGCGGGCGTCGAGCGCCTGCAATGGCACGGCGTTTGGCGACACCTGATCCAGCAATGCCAGCTCCTTCAAAATAGCGTTGACGGTTTCCGGCCCGACCACGCCATCCGCTTCCACGCCCACGGCGCGCTGAATGGTCTTGATGCTGTCGATTAAATTCATGGCTTGAAAAGTCCGGGAGAACTGAGGACGCGTGTGGATCTAATTGGGGCCTGTGATCCTCGTTGCTCCCTGGAAAATCATTTCACGATCACTCCGGCGGGGTTGATCGTTTCGGTCACCACTTTTCCGTCCGGCATGGTGGCGACCAGGTTATCCCCTTTGGGAGATCTGACGATGATGACGGATGCGTCCTTGGCATCGTTGCGCGTTTGCCAATCCTCGATGAGTTTGGCCATGGCTACCGGATCCAGCGCGAATGTCGGCTTCCCGGTGCCGTCATAGGTCATGCTACACGACGGCAGGCCCACGCAGAGCAAGCCTGCCGCCGTGATCCATACCAGCAGGCACGGAAACATCCCGGAATCCGTGCCGGGTTTCGGCTCCTCCGAACCGAAAAGGGAAACCTTGCCGCTCGTCACAAATCTAACCAGCACGTTCGCCGCCGCCAATGCGCTCAGCGCCGTCTCGGGGTTAGCCGCCAGCCAGTCTTTGACTGCCGGCACAAACGCCACCAGCGCGGCGATGAAATTCAACCAGAACGTCTTGCTTTGAAGTATGTTTTTCATGGGGTGGTTATTGGTCATTGGTCATTGGTCAGCGGGCATCAGGAAAGAGGGCTCTTGTCGCTTGCGTCTTCACTGATGACCATTGACCAATGACTGATGACCTCCCCACCCGGTGACAGATTCCCCACCTCTGCCCACCCCTGTTTATTTTTTTCCGTTAGGAAAGCGCGTGCTACACTGCCCGCATGTCCGCCGCCCGCCACCTCCGCGCCATCCCAGATCACCCGGAACTATTCGTCTTGCCGGACAAGATCTCCGCTCTCCAGCTTCCGCCGCTGCCGGATAAATTCAC